GCCTGTGCCAGTGCCTGTTACGTCAGCCACACCAACGCCGCCTGTGCCAGTGCCTGTTACGTCAGCCACACCAACGCCGCCTGTGCCGGTGCCTGTTACGTCAGCCACACCAACGCCGCCTGTGCCTGTTACGTCAATCGCGCCGCCACCACCGCTTGTTACATTTCCGCTTCCGATAGGAGCTAACGAATCGATTTCACCAGCGGGAATCTCGTTTGTTGTTTGTTCGCCAGTTACGGGGGGTAAATCACTTTCGCTCCCGAGGCTTCCACCACTTAATGTATCTTGAGCACCTGAAGTCAGTTGCTCCTGAAGTTTCTGAACTTCATTAGTTGGGACAAACCAGGCATTTTGTGTTGCGTCGTAGTATGAACCCACTGGCCGCTGATCTCCTTCAGCCAAGGTCATCAAACGATAACCAAAAGGCGCCGACACGTTTTCAGCGCCTTTGGTGCCCTCATAAATAGGAGAACCACCGACGGATACCGTATATGGCGCGCTTGCATCCGACGCAGTGTCAGTATCGGCTGCTGCCAACTGAACCCCTGAAGGGGTTGTTATCGTCGGCGAAGAGTCTTGTTTAAAATCCGAGTAGGCAGTTTTACCGGCTTTCAACGCTTCCGCTATAAGGGCATTCGTCGGATCTTTATCCAGTAATTCGCTGGCCACAATTGTGTTAATCGAATTCTGCGCTGACACAGGCAGTTTGGAAAAACCTTCAATTTGATTGGTTACAAACGGCGTAGCCGCAGAAACACCACTACTTAAAAGCACATCTAACGGATTGGTATCTCTGCCTGTTATTATTGGGGAAACAACGCTTGTTCCTACTTGGCCGATAACATTCCCAGCAACGTCTGCAACAGTGCCCAAACCAGCCTCTTGAGCGGCCAACATAGCCGTTTGAGCAGAATTCAAACCTGTACCATATTGAGTTGCAGCAGCTGCTTGATCGCCAAAAACACCTGCTTGCTGACCAAGCTGACCAAGAGCGTAAGACGTACCAGCCGATTTCAGAATGTCGCCAATATCCCCGCCTTGAATAGCGGTCTTAGCGCCCGCTACTAAAGGCAAATATTGAGGGGCTATTAAGGCAGCGGCAAGGGGAGCCAGATCGACCATATCATTTAAGAAATTACCAAGAGGGCTACTTCCAAAGAATCCACCGCCATTGCTGCCTGTTTGGTAAATCTTAGGATTATATCCTGTTATATTACCAGAAGCATCGGCCTTAAAAATAACCTCATCAAATACGTTATTATCAGCCCGTGTACGGACTCTATACATACCTGTTGGTACTTCTTGGTTGATAGGGATTTGTGTGCCTATTTCGTCTTGCCAATAGCCTGTTGTTTTTGTTTGAGTAATCGGAACAATATTCCAGTTAGTTCCAAAAGGATATAACTTACCATTCATAAACAACATTTGACTTCCGCCGTTATGTTGTCCTGTTTCCCAATCCATATAATACGGTTCAACTTGCTGATCTGTATAACCAGTAGCGGTATAGCCATTTTTTCCATAAGTATATGGATAAGCAGAAACAATTTTAGCGTTGCCTGCTTTAAGACCATCAAGAATAGCTTGAATACCGGGAGAAGACGGCGCACCAATTCCATCGGTGTTACCAAGTTCATATACGTTGCCCGGAACAACGTTACCTCTCCAGTCTTTTGCAACTGCCATTTTTACTCTTCTTTATCGTTGACCGCCCAGAGGCTTAACCGATCTGATAAAACCAAACGGATTATATCGTCCGCGTTGGCACGTCCATAACCCCATTCCTGTGAATTATTCAGGAACGGCAAAAGCGCTGGTATCAAACCAATTACGCTTCCGTTAGGGACATGAGCTATTTTCATGAAGCTAAAACAATTCAGATATATTTGATGTTTTCTCTATTAAGAATTACCCATATTTAAGGGCAATTACGCCCCGTCGCCATTGATAGATTCAGTCAAAACAAGCGCCCATTTCCGCCAGTCTGAGAACGTTGAAGGTTCGGGGACGTTGTACTTGTCAAATACCGGGTTCAGGGCGATGGCGTTGGCTAACTCCGTCCAGTTGGCCTCGGAAACGATGGGGAACTGCTGCTCGGCAAAGTAGTGGATCATGTTGCCGTTCCAGTCGTCCCAGGTGGCGTACATGGGCAGGAACTCAATCTGCATCATGGCCGCTCGTCCCCCATCTCCGCGGTGATCATAATCCGGCCGGCTTCGTAGTTTCCGTCAATGACGTTGCTCTTCCAGCGCAGGTTGATCAGGCGGTGCTCGACCCGCATGTCAATCTTTCCGTCGTTTTGGCCAAACGTGAACTCGTTGGATTCAACGGCGGGGGACTGAGCAAACGGCCGCCCCACGATCGTCATCGTCATGTCCCCGACCTGGTTGAAGTCGGGCTCGATACGGGTGATGTGCATCCGGCGATTGGCGGATATGGTGTGGTCCTCGGCCGGCGTTCCACCTACCCAGCTGATGTCCGACGTCTCCGCAAAAGACTCAATCGCAAACTCTTCAGTAGCCGTAACTTTGTTTTTGCCGAACTCATGCTCCCAGATCTGGTAGCCACCCGTGATCTGTGCCATGGTTGAGCCTGTCGTCAACGCCGGGTCCAGCGTATCGGCAAAGGTAATCAACGTCGTACCGCCGGTCGTCGAGTTGGTGAACGTGGCCGAAACGATCTGGTTAACGGTGTTCTCGTCGCTTTGGAAGAACATGTAACTGCCAGGCGGGTTTGTGGACAGATCACCTGACACAATCACCTGGTTGGCTGTGGTTGCCGGGGCTCCGTTGTTTGGTCCATACAGCAGCTGGTATGAAATGCCCTCTATAAACTCAGGCTCCCAGCCACACCAGACGGGGCGGGGGAACACCTCGGTCACGTAGCCACACGAGCGGTGAGCACCAACAGCCTGGCCTGCGTCGTACCAAATGTCGTCCTTGACGTTGTAGATAATCGCGTCGTTGCACTCTGTCGCCGTACCACGGGGGTAAAACCACCAGATTTCGTTGAACCGTGGAACCTTGGTGGCCCACACCTTTTGACGCTGCTGGAAGTTCAGGTTGTCAAATAGGTAGTTGACGTTCTTGTCGTTGGGTAACACCTTGACGGCGCCGTTGTAGATGTAGAAGCGATCTGTGCCCATCCAGTAAAAGATACCGTCCATCTCGGTCACGGAGTTGGATGACATGATTGAGATCTGTGTGGCGATGGTGTCATAGCGCCAGTAATACGGGGTCGTGGCCGTGAACGAAACACGCAGCAGCGCATCTGTAGACCAGAAGATGCCGGACGGGGACGCGGTACCACCGCGCACCGGAAACCCGCGCACGATCTTGCCCGCCGTCATGTTGGTGTCGTTGGCCAGCGGTCCGTTCCAGTCCGAGAACGTCTGCACCGACGTAGACCCGGGGGTAAACGTCACGTTGTTGTTGCGCAGGTTGCCGAAGTTGCTGTATGTAAAGATGAAAGGATACAGAACAACTGCGCCGCCGCTAACGTTAATTGGCAGGTAAGTCGGGCTCGTTCCAGAGGAATCCACCACCTGGGTCAGCACATACTTCTGGGTTGCAGCGTCTGGCAGGAAGTTACCGGCATAAAGCGAAGACAACACGCCAGAGTCGATGTTGTGTAGGTTTTTGCCAGGGTGAGCGATTAGCTTGGAGTTGCCCTCGCCGGTGGAGTCAAACGCAATGTCAAACTGCCACAGATACTCATCGTTTGCCGGAAACGTGATCGGCGTGTAAATCTCAAGAGGCACCGTAGTCGGCAAACCCGTTAGCGACGTCAGCGTGATGGTTGTCCGGTTGGTGCCCGAGTTGTACGTCGGAACCCCTGTTGTCGTGTAGTTGGTTCGCAGACCCGACGTGTTATATGCCCAGAACGTTGTTCCAGTGGGGAACGTAGCCACCACGTTGCCGACGACCGCAATGGTTGACGAGCCGCCGGTGACCGTTGTTACCACGTATGTGTTGCTGAACTCAACCTGGAACGGGCCCACACCCACCCCCTGGTCGGTCCCGGTGTTAAACACCTCAATACCCTCGCGGTTACCCACGAAGACATAGTTAACGCCGTTGTATGGGTTGGTGATGATCCCTCGCGGGATGTTGTACGGCGTGGCAAACATCTGGCGGTAGCCGTTGATTTTCTTTGCCTTGCCCCGCTGAAAGCGGACCCACTTCCCATCGCTAAACTGGTCGCCCTCAAAGCGGGTACCGTCCCGCTTAATGCCGGGCTTGACCTGAAGCGTGAAGATCTTAGGCGCGCCTGCCTGAGCGTCAGCCATTAGAACTGTCCCCCAGAGATCAGGTCAGCATCAACACGGCCAACGATGTTGGTCACAAAGTTTCCTGTTCCGCCTGTGCCGTCCAGGGTTATGATGTTGGTGCCGTTAACTGAAAACCCAAGCTGGGCATCGTTGGGGGAATACATGCCCGACGACGGGTCAAGGTTGAACGAGAACGCCGGAGACGCAGCAGTACCGCGGTTGGCTAAGAATTGACCAACGTTAGACTGCAAAAGCGGATATATGTAGTTACCGTCGCTAAGAACAATAGCCTGGCGAGAAGCCGCTAAAGAATACGGCGTCTGAGAGCTCCCCTGCACCTGAAAGTTAATGTTGTACGAGCTCTGGTTGGTGTCGTTGAGGAAGTAATACACCTGAGTCACCGAAGGCAACTGCACCAGCAACGACGACGTGCGGGCCCCGCTCAACGCGGTAAAGCGCTGGATGATGGGTGTGTTGGTGATCAAACTCAACGTTGCGCCAGACACGGTGTCGACGTCGTACGTAGCCGAGGAGAACGTCAGGCTATTAGGACGAGCGCGGCCAACGGTAAAGAAGTCCTGCTTTGTGATGTCGCGGTTAACGCAGATGAAGCAAGAGTCACCCAACGGCAGCGTGATGCTGCTCTGATCATCGATCGTCGAGTTAACGGCCGACGTCTGGATGGTCAGGGCTCCGGTGCCGTTGTTGCGGACCAAAATAAACCAGCCCTCAGACAACGACGACACGGCCGGCAGCGTCCAGGTACCGGCGCCGCTTGTCCACACCAGGCAATGGCCGCGTGTGGCGTCGGTGATAGTCGGCGCAACAATGTAAGAGCTTGTTACAAACGCTGTCTCGAGCTTGCCGAGGATGGCCGCCGTGCTATTACCGGCCAGCGTGGCGGCGTCAGCGTAGGCAACACCAGCACCAAACGCAATGTTGTCCCATACCCCGCCCGCCGTTGTGTTATTGGTCAGGTACGTGTAAACGGCCTGCCCGGTCGGCACAGAGAAAGAGTTGACCTCTGCAAAGTTCTGAACGGCAAACGAGTACGAGCCGACGTTACGGATTAAGATATCCGAACCGACGGAACCCTGTAGCGCATTCGGCAATGTCAGGATAGCGCCGGTGCTCGTTGCGTTAACGTCCAGGATGCGGGCGGCAACTTGCTGGCCGTTGTTTACATATTGAGGCCAGTAGAGCTGCGTTACCGTGGATAACGTGATCGCGTCATAGCTGACATCCGTCGGCTGGATGACGTTGCCAGTAAAGGGAGAGGTGAATGTCATGATTGTGATTCCTGTCGTGAAGCGTTGCGATCAACCATTCGAGAAGCGTCCTCGCCCTTGAGTGCTGCGATGGCGTCGTTGTAGTAGTTTTTCCACACGGCCAGCTTCTCGGTGTTTTTCAAGAAGCCCTGCGCCTGGAGTAACGTGCCATACAACAAAGCCTGAGGGGCCTCACGCGTCAGCAGGTTTTCCTGGTTGGTGATGTCAAGCGGCTGAATGCGGCTGTAGTAAATAATCTGGACCGGGTATGCCTGGTCTGTCACAGGCGCGAAGCCCCAGTGGTCATAGTCATACTCGGCGTAGTACAGTGGCTGACCCGCGGGGGCCTCGCTCAGGTACTGCGTCACGTAGTCCATGGATCGGTTGAGCACCGGCTCGCCGTTTATTTTCATGCTGACCGTCTTGCGCCAACGAACCGGCTTTTCCACGGTGGAGTCGCCAGACGCAATTGTCGTGTTGACCACGTTAAGCTGCAAAAGCGTTTTGATCTCTGCAGCAATCGACTGCTCGGTGAGCATGATCAGGCGCGGAATCTGGGTCACAAAAGACTCATCATTCCGTTCTGCGTACTTGATGACATCCTCAACGAGGCTGTCATAGGTCATGTTTGCTGCTGACATTTTGTTTACGCGTAGATACGCGTCCCTTGTTTATCAATGATTAGGGCCTGATGCCGCGGTTTGTCCAGGGTCGAGTTCGGGATCGACACGTGGGTCCAGCGGTCAAACTCGCGAATCACTTGGTCGTACGGCAGCTGCGCGGCGATGATGGCCTTGACAACCTGGTCCGGCGTCATGCCGGGAACCCGAATGTCAGCAGCACAACCGATGCGATGCTGAGAAGTATCTTTGCTACCCACAGCATCATTGACCTGTTTACAGCGAAACGCGCTGTTGACAATGATGGGCTTTCCGCCAAGGGTTGCCTTGACATCTTCCAAGAACTCGGCGAGTCGTTTGAGGTTATTGATTTCAGAATCATTGGGCGTATTGTCGAATTGACGATGATCCGTGTGTGTCAACTCTTCCAGGGTGAAGTTAGGGCTCAGGTTCATTTTTTCTTCATGTCAATGATTTTCTCAAGCGTACGCCCACCAAAGTAGAACGACATAATGAGCATACCCCACTGTCCCAGCAGCTCAACATACGCCTGGTTGGTGTTTTTATCAAACGCAGACATCATGGCAAATGTAAAGTAACCTGCCAAGATAGCTATGAGGGTCATGGGGCGGATGTTCTTGGACAGCCAGGAATCACTCACCATGTCAGCTTTGAGGCGCTCTGTGAGATTGTTTTGCTCTGTCTCAAACAGTTTGGTGTCGTTGGCCATCTTGGCCAGCTCACCCTCCTGGGCCATTTTGGCCAGCTCCATCTTGGCCGCCTCGTTGGCTGCGGGGTCCGGGATCACTCGGTCCAGGATCTTGCTGCCAACAGACACCAGCGCCCCCATGGGGCCGGTTGCAAGTGCGTCTAAGATTCCCATTTAATAGCTCTTTTTGGTTAACATGGATGAAGCAATACTCAGCATAGACTGAACATCTTCTACGCTTTCAGGTCGATCTTTGAACCCGACGGTAATTTGACCGATGAAACGTGTTGCGTCCGGTGGTACAGAGATTCGACAGCCGTAGGTAACACCGGCTTCGACGTACCACAGGCCGATTTCGCTTTGTGGCTTGTGGTAGTCTCCGCACGGTGTTTCTCCCGCCATGAGCTTAACAACGTCTGCATTGTTCGCCTGATTAGTTGTGAAGAGACCAACATCAATGCCTTCCAATCTTTTATCCCGTCCATCCTTTGTGTACGCGCGATACAAAACACGCGTACCAAACAAAGGGTTAACTTTGAATATCGCCACGGTCTGCGCGCCGCCGTACTTGATCAGCACCGCCGCCGCATCCTCAACCCTGGCTTCATTGATACTGGGCAGCTTCTGGCTTTCCTTGTACGCACCGACCAGCAGCTCTTGGTTGGCATAGACAAACCAAGCGCAGAACCCAAACACAAACATGACGAGCAGCGCAACTAGCTTGAACGGGCTGTCCACATACGACAGTATGCGGTCCAGTACACCCAACGCCTTGTCGTCCTGCTCACTCATCTCCACATTCCTTTTGATATTCCCCAATGGACCAGCCAGTACATCAATAAACCAAAAGCCGCCAAAACCGCCGCTGAGAGCTGTATGTCATGGATCATCTCTTTGCGCTCTTTAACTTGGGCCGCGTCGATGATCTTTTGCTTGATTGCCTCCGCCTCTTCCTGAGCGATCTGCCTACGCATTTCCTCTCTGGTCTTGACCATGTCGTCCCAGATCTGTCCCTGCCCCGACCAGACCAACATCTCGTACAGCTCGTACTCTTGCCGCTCCAGCTCCCGCCGCTTCATGACGACATCCATCGCCTCTGCGGTTAACTCTGCGTCCGTCTTCTTGGGCTTAACCCCGTTAACCTTGTCCCACAGCGCCTCGCGCTTCTCTCGCTCTTTTACCGCCTCAGCCTTCTCAATAATCGCCTTCTGGTCAAAGTATCCAACGATACTTTGGGTTATTTCATTGGCATCTTTGCCCAGCTTGATAACCTCCTTGATGGTGGCTACCGCAGCTTTGGCTCCGGCAAACGCTAGGCCGATAGTAATCGGGTCCACATTAGTAGCTACCCTCTTTGAAGATGTTCACAAACACCGTGCCGTCTTCAAGCGCCTCGATCTCATGCGGGATGTCAGCGGGGAGGTCCAGCGGCTGGGTTTCCGCATTCATCACAATTTCTTTGCCTTTCACGCGAACAACGCAGGAACCCACCTGGCACACATTTGCGTGGTTGAAGGGGTGCTGGTGCATTGGCAGCCCATCACCCTTGTCTGCGTGATAGACATTGATCTGCGCCCCCGCATACACAAAACTGTGGTACGGGAGTAGTTGCTTCATACGGTTTGAGTCCCAGTCGTTCCTGTGCTAGGGTAAGGCGGCGCTGCTGGTATCTGTATAATTGCCGTGGTTTCCGTGTTGTAATACCATTTATCAGCCACAACAT